TGAAATTCCTACAAATGCACCAAAATTTTGCACATAAACTTTCATATAAAATTCTTTAAAATCATCGGGTAAATTATCTATTTCTTCTAAAGTTAAATCCTTCATTGTTCTTGTTGTTTAGTTAGTTCGTGTTTTTATAAATTGTTTGACTCTCCATAGCCAACCATATTTAAAATATCTATACTCTCTTTTTAATCTACTTATTAGTTTTTTCATTGTTCTTGTTGTTTAGGCATTGTTCTACTTAAATCCTTGCTATTTATTAGTTTCTCTATCATTTCGCTTTGTTTCTTATTCATTTCATACATTAATCGTTCTGTAAATGGTTTGTTATATTCGTCTTTTAGTCGCTCCAAGTAAAGCACAAAGTCCATAGCTTCTTCTTGTGCGTGTGTAAGCCATTCTAAGGTGCTTAAATCGGTTCTTTCAAGTGTTGTGTTGTACTTGTTTATTCCTACTTGCGAACGTTCGCTGAATCTCGCCAAAACACGTAATACTATTTTATCTTCTATTTGTTGGTTCATAGGTTCTTCTTTTGGTTCGTTTTTTTGTGGTCTTAAATCGTATGCCATACATAGTAAGCCTACAAATGTAATTTCTGAAATTACTAATGGCGAGTTGTGTATAACTGCTATTTCATCTACAATAGGAAGTTTTCCGTTTTTGTCTTTTAAATAGTTTTCTAACCATTGTCTTGCGTTTTCTTTTATTGTCATAGCTTTTCTATTTCTTGTTTCACTTCTAAATAATCTTGCCTTAAGTCTATGCAATCAATGACAAATTTTATTTTATTTAATGTTTCTATTTTTTCATCAACTGCAATCAATGCACATTGCTTAGCTTCAAATCCATTCATTGCAGATGTACCATCTCTGTCAAGAACTTTTACTATAAACTTATCAACTAACTCTTCTGCTTTTTCTTTTGGTGTCATAGGAAATTTATTAAGGTGTTGTAATATTCTCTGCAAAGCTCCACGCGTTCTTTGATTGCTTCTATTACTTGTTCGTCTTTTTCTACTTTGAAGACTTTCACGCGTCGGTTGTCTGGTATGTGGTCAAAGTTATGGCGTTTTTGTACTTCGTCGCGTAGGTCTATACTTTCTTCTAATAGGTTTGCGTTCCAATGCGCGCGTCTTACTTCGTCTTCTACCATGTCTGCGGGTGTATTAACTAAACAATAACAAAGCAAAGACTCAGTTTTTCCCGTAAGTTCCATATATCCTTGAAGTTGGTAGTAGTAGTCCTTTGTAGGAATTTCTGTAGCGAAAAAAGGGAATGTCGTAGCGTCCCAGCTAGATTTTACATCTAATAAAACGCTGTCCGTGTTTACGTCGGGTGTTCCAGTCATCCAGTCATTACTAAAGTGTTCTTCGTTTTTCCATATAAACCCTAAATCTAGAACGTCCGACACTAAATTTATAGCGTCGTCTTCTACTAGTATACCTTTGTCAGTGTAACGGCTGTAAAATTGCTTTTTAATTCCGTACTTGTCCGCTATTACTTGTTCTTCTATGTATGTTTTAGCAGTCTGGCTTAACAATTCCCCCTTTGTGCGGGGGTTTGTCATTATTTTACCTATTGCCGAACATCTAATTTTAAAAGCATTCATAAAGCGTTCAATAAATCCGTTTGACCTTCTGTTAAAGTGAACTTACTTTCTAGTTCTTCGCGTGTGTAATTACCAGACTGAATAGCTTCGACAGCTTTCTGGAATCGTTTAGCGTCTATTGTAGGTAGTTTCTTTACTTGTTCGCCGCTTGCGTCCGTGTCTTTGTCGGTTACTAATCCTAACATAGAACTGATAGCATAACGTCTAACGTAAGTAATAGCCGACCCCATAACTTGGAAATCATTCATTCCTTTTAAAGCTACGTTTTGCGGGATTGCCGTAGTGCTTGTTATTTGTTCTTCGCTGTCTACATGGAAAACGCATGTAACTAGATCCGTGCCATTAATTAACTGGGTGAATCCTAGTCCGTGTTTTTTTAGTAGCGGATTGATAACCTCAAAAATTTTCGGTAAGTCTGCGTAGCTATAGCCATAACCTTGCGTCGCTTTGTGAATTACTGGGACTTCTTGCTGGAAATTAGCCAGCGCTTTAAATAGATTTTTCATAAAAATTGGTTTTTGTTTATATGCAAATATAACACTTATTTTAAATATACAAACTTTTTAACTTATTTTTTTCATTGCAATGATCTTACTTTTGTTTTATACGTTTTTATTATTTCTTTCAGTTCATCTATAGTCCATTTTTTCGTAAGGTGCGCCCGTTCTTGGAGTTCAAGTAGCTTTTGCGCCCCGATTCTCTTTTGTACGCCTATTTGGTAGTTAAGAAGGTTGCCACTTAGGAACGTGTTACACGCTTCGCATTGTAAATGCACGTTGTCTTCGTCAAAGCGTACGTTTGAATGTCCACCAGAACTAAAATAGTGTCCAGCGTTTTTTTTCTTAGGCGGTTGCTGGCATGAAATACAGACTAGACCCATGTCGCGAAGTCTTATGTACTTGTTAAAGATTGTCTGCGCTTCTTTTAACCAGTCTTGTAATGTTTTTAGGTCTTCTTTCATTCGTTTTTTAGTCGTTTTCCATTGGTTCGTCTTTACTTCTTCTACAAAGGCTTTAATACATTCGTCTTTTAAACAAAATTTGTGGTTAAAGCGGATCGGTTCGAACTTTTCACGGCAATTTTTACACCTCATTAGTCTAGTTTTATTTGTTTTGAAACGAATTGAATAAACGCACGCTGCAAGTTTACTTGTTGGTTAAATATTTCTTGTTCACCAGTGCTTAAAACGTCGTTATCTATGCGTCTTATTTCAGTTAAAAGCATGTTAGCACGCTGTTTAACTAGCTTTGTAAATATTCGCTGGTCGTTTAGGTCTTCTATCCAGTCTCCTACTACTGGTAATAGTGCGCATAGCGCTACTAGTTTCTGTTCTTTTGTCATTTTTTCCGTGTTTTTATTGATTGGGTACTTTCCACATTCCTTTCATTGTAATATAAATTGAGTGTGGGTGATTGGAAAACCAAACTTTATTAACGTATGTTATTGGCATTCCTTTATATTTATTTATTCCGCATTTATAATATTCGGATACGTAAATTTCACATAAATTTAGATCCATTAAAACGCGTGGTAACATTTGCCTAATTAACTTTTTAAACTTTCGTTTTGAAGTACATTTTCTTTTCATAAGTCTAGGTTTTTAAATTTAATTTCATTTTCAAGCTCATTAATTATTTTTTTAAGCTCACCATTTGTTTGCATGGCGTAATTTATTTCGCGTCCTATCATGCGCATTTCCATTTCTAGATTATAGATAGTCTTTTCTATTTCTGTTAAGTCTAGTTCTACGTCGTGCGCGCCTTGTATAAATGCTGTGGCGTTTGGCTTCTTTGCTTCTAGGTCTTCGCGTGTTAGTCTAATCCGTGTTTTAATCGATTGTAGTTTGCTTTTTACTAGTAAAAGCTGTAAGGCTATGTCCATTTTTTTTATTTTTAAAGTCCGCAATAACCAGAATCACAATCGTTAAAATCTTCATCAAACAAATCTAATTGTAATTTATGGTTTTTTATCTTTTCGTAAGTAACTCCGCTTTTAAATGTGCATCCGTTTTTCTGCTCCATATCAATAAACCATTGAAACTTGTTCTCATCTCGTTGGCTCATATGTTTTAAGAATATCTCAGAACGATGAAAGCATCCAACACAATTATTCTTGTACGCAAATCTAACTGGTTTATCCTTCCAAAAATCATCAATTTTATCTTTAAAAATACCATCGGTAATTAATGGAAATGTAGCAGTTCGGTATGGCAAAGTTTTCCATTTGTTACGCCCGTTTTTTTCTCCTACTTTAAACTTAAAAAATTCTATTCCGTCAACTGCTTTGTCAATCATTGTCTTTGCTCTGCTCATTTCATTAGCTCTAAATCCGATTCTCATTTCGATAGGAAGTTCCGTGTTGTCATAACACCATTGAGCAATAGGTTCAACTTTCATTTTTGAGGTACAAAATCTACGCATTAAATTAGGTAAATATCCACCCGCTTTATAAATTACATCTTCAAAAGTCGTTTCGCTTAACCAAACTATTTCACTTCCGATATATTGTTCTAAATCAAGCATCGTGTAAATAATAGTATCTTCTTCTAGTGTTCCAATGAATTCCCTACCTATTTTGTCGCTTACCATTTGTCGTATTTTCGCATCTGGAAACAAACAATTAATATCATTTGTACGCACAAGCGAAAAGATATTATAATCTGCTGGGTATTTTACAGCTAAATAACTAGAAGTTTTACCACCACTTAAAGAGTTTATTGTTTTCATATTAAAAATTTTTATTTGCTTTTAAGGCGTTTAACTTTTGTTCTGTCATTGTTATTTTAGTTTGTTCAGCTGGTTTTGGTCTTTCCTTTTTAAGTGGATCAATACCACCTATTTTAAAACCTAGTCCGTTGTTATATTCACAAAAAATATAGTCGTTTAGCGGTGTTATTTTACCGCCCGTGTCCGTGTCTTTTATTTTTTCAGTTGTTACCAGCGTTACGAACTTCATTTCTTCGTGTTTAACTAGTCTATGTATTACAAACATATCATCACAGCGATTCAAAAATGCCTTGCCCCCTTCAATTGCATCCTTCATGGGTGGCTTCAAATGTCCTTTCCAGTGGTGGTTGTCTGGAAATAAGTTACCAGCGCGTCCGCTTTCTGTGTTCGGGTGCGTGTTTATGTACAAAGTCATTCCAGTTTCGTTAACAAATTGACGCGCCATATTTAAGAATTCGTAGTTACCCTCGTAACCCATTTTCCTATCTAGTCCAGTATATGGGTCTATTAAACACGCTTTCGCGTCCGATTTCTTAAAAATGTCTAGTAGTTCTTCTGGTTTGTATAGCTTTGAGTTATCTACAAAGTCAAAGAATTGCTCTAGGTAAGTAGAATAGCTTGTAATTTGCGAAACGTTTAGACTTTTAAAAGGTTGTCCGCTATATATTTGTATCATGTCGCGTAAAATTTGCCCGTATTGGTTTTCACCAGACCAAATAACAAACCTAATTCCGTGCTTTAAAGCTAAAGAAAGGAAATACCAGTTAATCCAGTACGTCTTACCTACGTTGTCATGACCTAAAATAATGTTTAGCTGTCTAGGTTTAAACCTTAGAAAGTCGTCTAGTAGGCAATCTAACCCCAAACCTTGTTTTATCTTACCTTCTTTGTAGTCAATTAGGTATTTTAATTCTTGTCCTTTAGTCTTTAACATATCCTAGCGCTTTAGCTTTTTCGTACAATGGATCATAAATCATTTCTTGTTTAGGCTTTACGTTTTTTGCTAGCCATTTAGTAGCTGTCAAATATAATGAAGTATATTTTTTATGACCTTTAAAATTTTGTATGTCGTCTAGTATTCCGTCTATTTCTTGAATGCTATATTTTTCTAGTAGCTTTTCTACTTCTAAATTAGTTATAGACAAATGCGCGAAGCGCCTATATATATCTTTAGATATAACACTATCACTTACACTATCACTATCGGCATTTTTGGTATTGTTTGGTATGCGGTCGGATGCGGTCGCATTCCATCGCTTCTTTGCGTTTTCACTATTACGCGTTCGTATGTTTTCGTATTTAACTAAATCACGTTTAAGACTTTGTCTAATCGGTTCGAAAGCAATTTCTACTAGTGGATTGTCTGTAACTGGGTCTTTGTCGTTTACATATCTTAAAATATGTTTGAGTAATTGCCCAGCGTCTACGTCTGAAAGTTTTTCTATTGTGTAAATTGTATCACAATACAAAAGAAATGAATTTTTTTCTGTTGCCATTTTACTGCTTTAAAATGAAAAAACCCCATTCGGTTTTCGTGAAGCAGCACTACTCGCCAAATGAGGTTCTAATAAGTTCTTTTAATTAGGGTCTGCTTACCCGTTCACAAATATAACGTATTTACTCTATTAAAGTTGCATCTAATTCGTATTTTTTTTCACGAATCCAGCGTTTAACTCTATTTAACTGGTATAAATTAGCACAATTGTTAATGTCTTCTATTAAATTCCGTGTTTTTGGTTCTACTTTATAGCCGTCTAGAGTCTCTAAATATTCGTATATATAAGCCTCGTATTCGTTTTTGTTGTATTGAACTAGTATATGGTGCGTCTTAATGTTATGAATAGCGCTGGCGTGCGTCATATTGAACATTTCAGCTATAGCCTTGTAAGTTAGTCCGCATTCCTTTAGCTTGTGTTGTAAATACGCCTTTT